TCAAGGGTGGCGAGGCGATCCGCTCGAAGGACTACACCATCGACGAGGTGGTCGACGTCGTGGCCCGCGACATCGTGGTGCAGGCCGCAGCGACCGACCGGCCCGATGCGCCATTGGTGCCTGGTGAAAAGCAGTGCCGGTACTGTGCCCACCGTGGTGGCTGCAGTGCCCTGGCGAACAAGGCGCTGGAGGTGGTGGATCGTATGGACATCGTGTCGAGTGCTGCGAGCAAAGACCCAACCACGATGCCCGACGAACAGATTGTGCAGATCATGGAGGCTGCACCGCTGATGCGGCAACTGCTGGAGGCTGTCGAGAAGGAGGCGGAGCGCAGGCTCAAGGCCGGCATCGACATGCCTGGGCTCAAGATGGTCAACGGCAAGGGCACTCGCTCGTGGAATCTGTCCGAGGAGGAGATGGCCGAGAAGCTCGTCAAGCTCGGCATCCCCAAGACCGCGATCTACGAGACGAAGCTCGTCAGCCCCGCCAAGGCCGAGAAACTGACCTGGAAGAAGCGGGACGGCACTGACGTCCAACTGACCAAGAGGCAACTGGAGACGATGGAGCGCGAGTACGTGGTCAAGACGATGGGCAAGCCTGTCGTTGCGCTGGCCGCTGACTCCCGTACCGCCGTCGTACTAAATGCGGCGCCGATGTTTAGCGCCGTCGAGAAGCCGGTGGAACTGCCGGCGTGGCTTTCGTAACCCTAAGAGGTAATCATGTCTGACGTAATCTTCCTGTCCAACGTGCGCCTGTCGTTCCCACACCTCGTCGAGCCGCAGCGCAAGGTCTCGCCCGAGACGGGCAAGGAGCGCGTGTCCTACAGCGCCGACTTCATCATGCCGCCCGACCACCCGGGCTTCGCGCAGTTCATGCGCCGCGTGAACGAGATGGCGCTCGAGAAGTGGAAGCAGCACGCCCAGCAGGTGCTGACCATGATCAGCGCCGACCGCAAGCTGCGCTGCTACGGCGACGGCGGCCAGAAGGTCAACAGCAAAACCTTCCAACCCTACGACGGCTATGCCGGCCAGATGTACCTGACTGCTGGCCGCGACACCCCGCCGCAAATCATTCAGGCCGACGGCAGCGCCATCGACCCGAGCAACACGATGGCCTACCAGCAACTGACCCGGGCGATGTACGGCGGCTGCAGGGTCAACGTGGCGATCAAACCTTGGCTGCAGGAGAACAAGCACGGGCGTGGCGTGCGTGCCGACCTTGTGGCAGTCCAGTTCGCGGGCGACGATCAGGCGTTCGGTGAGGGCCGCGTGGACGCATCGGGCATGTTCGGCGCGGTGCAGGCCGCACCCGCCGCCGCACCGGCCCCGGCGTTCATGCAGCCGGCGATGCCCGTGCCGCCGTTCATGCAGCAGTGATCGGGTGGGGGCTTCGGCCCCCCTGTCTCAACGTAAGCGGTAAGCGTAATGACCAACGACTTCATCTGGGACATTGAGACATATCCCAACGTCTTCACAATGTCCGTCGAGCACGCCATTGCGCCGATCTGCTGGATGTTCGAGATCAGCGACTGGCGCAACGACTCCCGAGAGATCGTCGAGTTCGTGCGCTGGCTCGCTGACCGCAAGGCGCGGATGGTGGGCTTCAACAGTATCGGGTTCGACTACCCGGTGCTGCACCAGCTGCTGATGATGGGCTCGTGCAACGCGGGCATCCTGTACGCCAAGGCGCAGGCGATCATCGACTCGCAGACCGATGAGGGTGACGACCGCTGGCTGCACCAGGTACGTCCGAGCGACCGGGTGGTCGAGCAGATCGACCTGTTCAAGATCCACCACTTCGACAACAAGGCCCGCGCCACGTCGCTCAAGGCGCTGGAGTTCAACATGCGCTCCGACAGCATCGAGGACTTGCCGTTTCCGGTGGGCACGGTGCTGACCCGGGAGCAGGTCGAAGTGCTCAAGCGGTACAACCGCCACGACGTCGCCGAGACGAAGCGGTTCTACCACCACACGCTCGACATGATCCGGTTCCGTGAGGAACTGACGGTCAAGTACGGGCGCGACTTCCTGAACCACAACGACACGAAGATCGGCAAGGACTTCTTCGTGATGAAGCTGGAGGAGGCCGGTGTCCAGTGCTACGACTTCGGCCCCGATGGTCGCAAGCCCAGACAGACCCCGCGCCCGAGCATCGCGCTGCGCAACGCCATCCTGCCGTGGATCACGTTCGAGCGGCCCGAGTTCCAGCGGGTGCTGGACTGGCTCAAGGCGCAGACGATCACCGAGACCAAGGGGGTCTTCACCGACCTCACGGCGACGGTGGACGGGTTCACGTTCGTCTTCGGCCTGGGTGGCATCCACGGATCGCTTGAGAACGTGGTGGTCGAGTCTGACGACGAGCACGTCATCATCGACCTAGACGTCACCAGTTACTACCCGAACCTTGCCATCACGAACGGGTTCGCCCCGGCGCACCTGGGGCGCGAGTTCACGAGCATCTACGGCAACCTGTTCGAGCAGCGCAAGCAGTACCCCAAGAAGTCGGCTGAGAGCGCCATGCTCAAGCTCGCGCTGAACGGGGTCTACGGCGACAGCAACAACCGTTTCAGCGTCTTCTATGACCCGCTGTTCACCATGTCGATCACGCTCAACGGGCAGCTTCTGCTGTGCCTGCTGGCCGAGAACATGCTGAAGGTGCCGGGGTTGAGCATCGTGCAGGTCAACACCGATGGTGTCACGGTGCGCGTGCCGCGCAGCCAGGTGGCAGCGGTGGACGAGGCGTGCGCTTGGTGGATGCGGCTGACCAAGCTCAACCTCGAACAAGTGCGCTACCGGCGCATGTTCCTGCGCGACGTCAACAACTACATCGCTGAGTACGAGGACGGGTCGGTCAAGCGCAAGGGTGCCTACGAGTGGAGAGTTGACTGGCACCAGAACGCGGGTGGACTGGTGATCCCGAAGGTGGCCGAGAAGGTGCTACTCGAAGGCGCACCGATCCGCGAGACCGTGGAGAACTGGCCCGACAAGATGGACTTCATGCTGCGCGTCAAGGTGCCCCGGTCGAGCAGGCTGCTGTGGGGCGAGGAGCAGGTGCAGAACACCTGCAGGTACTACATCGCCCGAGGTGGTAGGCCGCTGACGAAGGTGATGCCGCCGCTGGCCCGCAAGCCTGGCGAGTGGCGCCGCATCGGGGTTGAAAGCGGCTGGAACGTCCAAGTGTGCAACCGCATCGAGGATGCCGTGCTGCCGGTGGACTTTGGTTACTACGTCGAGGAAGTGGAGAAGCTGTGCCTGAGTCTCGCGTGAACTTCGCTGCCTGGAACCACGAGACGCTGGCTCGATTTGCCGAGGAGGCGACCGAGAAGATGGAGCGTCAACAGGCCGAGATCGAACAACTACGCGCCGACCTGCGGGTGGCGCTGGATGCTTACAGGAGAGTCATCAGTGAGAAGCCCTGATCTGTACCTTGGAGACTGTCTGTTCTGGCTGGCCATGCTGCCCGACAACAGCGTCGATGCGGTCGTGACTGACCCACCTTATGGCCTGAGCTTCATGGGTAAGAAGTGGGACTACGACGTACCGGGCGAAGCGATCTGGCGGGAGTGCCTGCGGGTATTGAAACCTGGCGGGCACCTGCTGGCGTTTGCCGGCACGCGGACCCAGCACCGCATGGCCGTGCGGATCGAGGATGCGGGGTTCGAGATCCGCGACATGATCGCTTGGGTGTATGGGTCGGGGTTCCCGAAGTCGCTGGATGTGTCGAAGGCGATCGACAAGATGGACGCGGCGCAGGAGCAAGCGGCGCGACGGTATCGCTTTACGGATTGGGTGCGCTCGACTGGCGTGACGGCGCGGCAGATTGACGAGGCGACCGGCACCAACATGGGCGGTCACTACACGACAGCGGCGAGCCAGCCCGCGATCATGACGCGGGAACACCTTGAGGCGTGCAGGCATCTGCTCGGCGACGTGCCAGAATGGGTCGAGCGCGAGGCGGACATCCGCAGCGTTGAGAGCAAGACCTTTGCGGAGCGCGAAGTCGTAGGAGAGGGCAAGCGGCAAGGCGGACCGCCGCAGCCAATGTGGTCGGACGAGGATGGCCGATCGTGGGACATAACCGCCCCCGCAACCGATGCCGCCCGCCAATGGGCCGGCTGGGGAACCGCCCTGAAGCCCGCCCTAGAGCCCATCACCGTCGCCCGCAAGCCGCTGGTGGGCACCGTGGCCGAGAACGTGCTGGCGCATGGGACGGGGGCGATTAACGTGGACGGGTGCAGGGTGGGTGTTGACGAAGGCGACCCGAACATCAGAACAACCGCGAGCGCAGCCAGGGCTGGAATGTTCGGCGTTACTGGCCATGCTGGAACGCTGCAACAAGGCCGCTGGCCCGCCAACCTGATCCACGACGGCAGCGACGAGGTGGTGGGGTTGCTGAATGATGCCGCCCGGTTCTTCTACTGCGCCAAGGCCAGCAAGAAGGATCGGGACGAGGGGTGCGAGGGATTGGATGAGCGACCGTCGCAGAAAATGGGGGATGGGCTGAAAAGTATGGTTGGGCATCCGAGCGGAAACAACGGCAACACCAGCACGCAAGACCGAAAATCCCGCAACCATCACCCCACCGTCAAGCCCACCGACCTGATGCGCTACCTATGCCGCCTCGTCACCCCGCCCGGGGGCACCGTGCTTGACCCGTTCATGGGCAGCGGCAGCACGGGCAAAGCGGCAGCACTCGAAGGCTTCCACTTCATCGGCATGGAGCGTGACGCCGACTACTTCACCATCGCCCAAGCGAGGATTGACCATGCTCGAAAAGCAGATTGAAACCAAGGTGTGCGACTACGCCAAGCAGCGCGGCCTGCTGGTCTACAAGTTCACGTCGCCAGCGCGCGCTGCGGTGCCTGACCGCCTGTTCGTGCTGCCCAACGGGCGCATGTTTTTCTGCGAGTTCAAGCGCCAGGGGCAGAAGCCCGCGATCCCGCAGCAGCGTGAGCACAACCGGCTGCGTGGGCACGAGGTCAGCGTGTTCGTCGTTGACAACGTGGACGCTGGGCTGCGCATGGTGGACGAGATGCTGACGACATGCTGATTGTGCCGATCACATTGAAAGCAGCACAGGAGTTCGTCAAGGTGCACCACCGCCACAACAAGCCCCCTGTCGGGCACAAGTTCAGCATAGGTCTGGAAACAGATTGGGGATTATTGATTGGTGTGGCCTGTGCTGGTCGTCCGGTGGCGAGGATGTTCGACAACGGGCTGACCCTTGAGGTAAACCGAACCTGCACCTTGGGCGACAAGAACGCCAACTCGATGTTGTATGGCGCGGTGTGGCGGGCGGCCAAGGCGATGGGCTACAGGCGCTGCATCACTTACACGCAGCACGATGAGAGTGGCGCTTCACTCCGAGCAGTCGGGTGGATTCGGGTCAAAGACCTTCCCCCTAACAAGGGCTGGGATTGCCCATCCAGAGTGCGAAGTGATATTGGCTCAGCGGGCATTGCTAGAACACTGTGGGAAATCCGATGCTAACCCCCAACCTGCTCCACGACTACCAGAAGAAGGCGGTCAACTTCCAATGCACTCACGCGCAGTCGATGATGTGGCTGGACATGGGGCTCGGGAAGACCGTCATCACGCTCACCAGCATCGCGCACCTGTTGTCCACCGGCTACCTGCGCGGCGTGATCATCGTCGCCCCGATCCGCGTCATCCGACTCGTGTGGCGACAGGAGGCTGCGAAGTGGGAGCACACGAAGCATCTGCGCTTCAGCATGGTCACGGGCACCAAGGACCAGCGCACCCGGGCACTGATGCGCCCCGCCGACATCTACCTCATCAACTACGAGAACCTGCGCTGGCTCGCTGAGACCCTGCAGACGTACTACGTCGCCAAGGACAAGCCGCTGCCGTTCAACGGGGTGGTGTGGGACGAGATCAGCAAGATGAAGAACAGCGCGACGGACCGCGTCAAGGCGGTGCGCAAGGTGCTCGATCAGTTCGCCTGGACGACGGGCCTTACCGGCACCCCGGCCAGCAACGGCTACAAGGATCTGCACGGCCAGTTCCTCGTGGTGGACCGAGGGGTGCGCCTGGGCACGTCCAAGACCGCCTTCAAGACGCGCTTCTATCGCAAGGTGGGCACGTACAAGGAGGTGCTTTACGACGACGCCGAGGACACGATCAAGAACCTCATCGGCGACATCACGCTGGAGATGTCAGCCGAGGACTACAACCCCCTGCCCGACCTCATCGTCAACAACATCGAGGTCGAGATGGAGGGCGAGGTCCGAGCGAAGTACGAGCAGCTGGAGAAGGAGTTCTTCACGCAGCTCGACAGCGGCACCACGGTCGAGGTGTTCAACCAAGGCTCGTTGACCAACAAGGCGTTGCAGTTCAGCAACGGCGCCGTGTACCCGGTGGCGGGGATGCCCCTGTGGGAGCCGATCCACGAGCTCAAGCTCGACGCGCTGGAGGAGATCATCGACGAGGCTCAGGGTTCTCCCGTCTTGTGCTCCTATGCCTACCGGAGCGATGCTGAGAGGATCATGGCGCGGTTCAAGGATCTGCGTCCGATCAACCTGACCGAGTGCAAGACCGAGGGGTCACTCACGGCTGCAATGGACAGGTGGATGAAGGGGGACTGTCAACTCATGATTGGCCATCCTGCCAGCATGGGACACGGCATCGACGGCCTGCAGAAGCGTGGACGCACGGTGGTCTGGTTTGGGCTCAACTGGTCACTCGATCTGTACGACCAGATGAACGCCCGGGTGCGCCGGCAGGGTCAGGGTGCCCCGGTGGTTTGCCACCGGATCATGTGCCGCGATACGCTTGACCAGGCGCAGGCCATCGCGCTCGACGAGAAGGCGACGACGCAGAACGCACTGCGCAGCGCCGTGAAGAAGTACCGACAACAGAAGGGGGTTTGATGAGCGGATCACTACGACGCCACCTCGCAAGCGTGTCGTGCTACGCGGAGGCCATCTCGGTCCTCATCGCAGGGTCGACAACGGTGCGCGGTCTGAGCGAGGAGTCGGGACTGGCGTACAACGCCTGTCGCAAGTTCGTTGCGACACTGTACCGGCGCAGGCTCGTGCGTATCGCGGCCTGGGAACAGGACAGCATCGGTCGCTGGACAATCGCAGCCTACGCATGGGGTGAGGGCAAGGACGTCAAGCGACCGCCGGGACTGACGCCGACACAGCGCAGTCAGCGGATGCGGGATCGAGCGAAGGCGATGCAGCGTGCAATCGCCATTGGTAACCGGCCCGCCACGCGGGCGCAACAGGAGTGACGATGGACGCGAAGACCGACGAGAACCACGGTGCCGTGGCGGGTCAAGTTGAGCGAAGTGTTAGGCCGCTGGTGGAGCGCTTGCGCGCTGGCGAGAACTTCTATGCCGAGAGTTCGCTGTGGTTTGACAGCAAACTAGCGCAGGCTGTGGACGAAGCCGCTGACGAGATTGAGCGGCTGCGCGCTGCGCTGGCAGAGATTGCCGACGGCGTTGACACGTGGACTGCAGAGGGAATGGCCCACCTGGCGCGCGAAGCCTTGGGGCCTAACGCCAAATAGGCCAACATGCAGTGCCCCGAGTGCGGAACGTGGACGCAAGTCCTCGAAACACGGAAACAGTCTGACTACATGCGAAGGAGATACCAGTGCGCCAACATGCACCGATTCACGACCAAGGAAGTGGTGGTTACAGCGAAGCGGCCGAGGCAGCATCCGAACTCGGTGCCACTGACGAAGAAGACCGCTTTGCTGATTTCGCGTTTGCACAAGTGATGCAGACGTTGATCTGCGCCGTCGCCATCGTGGCGCTGGTGGCAGCGTTCGCGGCTCTGGCCTAGTACGACCAGATCGTCGGCTGCTCCCGCAGATCGACGTGGATGAAGCGTCCGGTGCCCTTCTGCTGCACCCCGATCCCGGTGAACCCGTGTTCGAGGGCCAGTTGGAGCACGCGGACGGCTTCAGCACCCTGCACCGCAATGTCTGCCGCGCGCCCGGTAGCGTGCATCCCGGGCGAGGGCTTCGCCTTCTCGATGGGGTGGTCGGCGCACCTATACCCTGACGAGATGCTCATGGGCTTGCCGTAGGCCGTTCGCAGCGCCTGCAGCTTCGCCATGAACTCGGGCTTCATTTCCTGCCGCCCGCAATGCCGGCAGCGGAACTCCCGCTCGTCGAAGTTCGGGTAATCCGACCAGTCCATCACTTCTTCCTCATGGCGTCGGCAATACTCGGAACGATTTTCTCGGCGCTTCTTCCGATCACGTAACCGCCAATGCCGAGCTCAACGATGTCCCACAGTTTGAGCACTTCGTCTGGACTCAGATTCGGTGCCGAGTACCCGAGCCATCGAGCCACGATCAACGCGCCGAATGTGAGCATCAGCACGGGTCGCCATGTCGCAGCAAGCCAGTGCTCAGATTGCGCTTCGGCCTTGATGATGGAGGCTCGCTCCACCAGTTCAGACAGTTCGCCCTTCTGCGCGAGCTCCATCAGTGCGATCTGAGCCTGCGCCCTCTGTTCAGGGTCAGGCCACAGACGGTCAATCAGCTTACCGCCGATGCCGAGAACTGCGCTGATGGGGTCGATGGGTGTCACTTGAATAACCTGTCTGCGCCAACCCAACCGATGATGCCGGCAACAATGCTGCCGGCGAACCACAGGGCGCGAATGCCGCCCTTGCCCTCACTGGCGAGGTGGACCAGTTGATCCACCTTTCCGCTGAGATTGTCAATCTTGTGTTCTAGTGCGTCGACCTTGCCCTTGAGCAATCCGTAGTCGATGGGGTCGATCATTTTGTCCTCGATCTCTGTGATGACTTGAGCTAGATATTCCACTTGGGTCTGGACTGTGTTGTCGGAAGCCATTGCTGCACTCGCAGATGTTAGCGCGAGCGCACCAGGTCGATGTGAACATCCCAGTCAATGCTGGTAGCTGCAACACCAGTCACGTCCACGTTCAGCACGTTCGCGCTCATGGTGGCAGTCGGCGGAGTGGCGAGCGAATCGGGGTTCCAACTCATCACGCTGGCCCAGTTCCCGGTGCCGGTGGACAGGTTCGTACCCACCGCGTTTCGCCCGAAGCCCACCTCAAACTCGTAGACCGCTCGATAGTTGCCGGTGGCCGTCGATCCGACCACCCGGGCACGAACGTGTCCAGCGGCACCCTGGGGCACCGTGTAACTCCACAGGTTCGTCGTGGTGGCATTGGTCGTGGTGAGCCGGTAGACCTCGCTGATGCGGGTGCCCGAGCCGGGGAACAGGTTGTTCGACTGCTCGATGCTGACGCCGATCTGAGCGGGCGAGACGTTCAGCACCCGCACCGTCGCACCATCGGCCTTGCTGAAGTCGTTGCCCGTGACAACGATGCATCCCGGGCCGGCGTCATCGCCAGCATCGGACGGAATCAGGTTGACGATGAAGTCCGACGTGCCGTTGTTGGGCAGGAACGCGCAGTTCGAGATGACGATGCTCTCGGCCTGGGCGTTGATACCCGATCCGATACCAGTCGGGTTGGTCAGCGCACAGTCGTAGAAGGTGCAACCATCGACCACGACGCCGAACGGCTCGATGAATGTGTCAGTCGGATTGGTGGCGGCGCCAGCGATGAAAAGACCAGATCGCTTGACCTGGCCGAACATGCACGCGCTGAAGATGATGTTCTCTAGCCGCCGAGTAGTGTTGTCCCACCACGAGTCGCCATCGGTGACGCGCACGCTGACCGAGTGCTCGGCCCGAGCATCGCCACGGAACGTGCAGCCGGTGAACTTGATCTTCTCGTAGCTGCTCGTCCGGGTGGCACCGGAAGCCATCGTCACCGTCTCGCGCACCGTGCCGCCGATGAGCACATTCACCGGGTCGGGGGTGACGGTTGCCGGCCCGTCGAAATAGCAGTTGGTGACGTGGATGTCAAGGATGACGTGGCTGTCGGGCACACCCTCTGGCACGATGCCGAGGGTGTAAACGCAGTCGGTCCAGTGGCACTGGGTGATGTAGAGACCATCAACCGAGCGCACCTGGATGCCGTACAGCATCTCTGCCGGCCCGCCGTCGAACTCGCAGTCGGTGAGGTGGACGCCACCACCCGGCGCCCCGGTTGCGGGAGGCGAGGGGAACAGCGATTCGTCCAGCCCGCTGAGCTTGATGAACGCCTGGCCTTGCACGTTGCGTAGGCTGTTTGCCCAGTAGCAGCGGTCGAAGTGGGTCGTGCTCCCGCGCACCGAGTCGATGGCGATGTTCCAGTTGCTGAAGTAGCACAGTTGAAACTGCGTCTGGATCGTGCGGTAGAGGCGCACCGCCGTCGTGGTGCCCGCAGCGACGTTGCAGAAGAAGTGGATGTTCTCGAAGCTGACGAATCGGATACGCTGCGCGTTGGTCGGATCGCCAACGTCGAACAGCAGCACGTTGCCCTCGACCATCGCTCCACGACCCAGCGGCCCACGGAAGCCGATGCCTCCGTTGGTCACGGTGATGGTGGACCCGAGGAGGTACTTCTTCGGGCCGAGTTGGATCTCTACGCCTACGGCGTCGAAGGCGGACGTGCCGACAAGCGACTCAGCGTAGTCCACCGCATCTTGGAACGCGGCGCTGTCGTTGGCGATGCCGTCACCGATGGCACCGAAGTCGTCAACGTGGATGGTGCGACGCAGCACCGTCTGGACGTTGGTGGGGTCAGCACCGGGGCCACTGGGCAGGTACTGCACCTTCGACGAGTCGATGCCGGTGATGACGACCTCGCTGAACCGCTCGCCAGCAGCCGGGGCGCTGTAGACCAGCGTACCCGCACGATCTCGCACGAGGATCGAGTAGTCGCTGTTGACGTACAGACGCCCCGGGGTGCCGTTGTTCGACGGGTAGCCGTTGATCGTGCGGACGGGCTGCGCGGCGGGGATGGTGAGCGCCGCATCCCAGAAGACGCCGATGGGGTTGGTCTGCGGGGGCAGGTTGGCCGCACCGATCCAGACGTACCCGTTGCGTAGTGGTGCCCCATCCTTGTCGGTGAACAGCGGGTAGGCGGGTTGGATGCTGAGTGCGGTCATTGTTGCTCCTCGGGGGACATGATGCCTTGAGGTTGCTGTTCTTCTGGTGCCATCGTGGCGACGAGGGCACCACGGGCGGCGGGGGTCTGGACAACAGGTGCGCCCATCCTACCAAGCCCGTTGATCATCTTCATCAACTTGCTGCGCTCGCCGCGAGGCAAACCTTCGAGAAGATCGAGCATTGACTGGTTCGACTGCGCGGCACGCTCAATCACTTGCATGGTTTCGGTATTCAGTCGATCCTGAATGTTCCGAAGTTGCATGTTGGCAGTTGTCACCCATGGGTTGAACCAGTTCGGAATCAGAGTGTGCTTGCGGTGCTTTTTCAGAATTCGCGCAAGTTCCTCTCGCCCGCCCTTTGCGGCATTTGCGATAACACCCTCACGTTCGACATACGAGGCGACCTTGTTCAAAGTAGACATCTCGTTCGACATCTCTTTGAAGATGTTGTAGTTGCCCGGTCCGAAAATAGCCTCGACCGCATCGGGGTTGTTACCCCGCGCGAGCTTGACGTATTCCTGCGGAGAGTCCTTGAACATGCGGAACGCTTCAGCAGCCATCTGCCGCTTCTCTAGGTCTTTCGCACCTTTGGAAAACGTGTCGAGATAGTTCTTCCACTCCGTACCACCGGCTCGCATGATCGCGTTGTCGATCTCCGGTCGAACAATGCCGAGAACGTCTGCCGCGACCTGCTTGCTTACTTTGGGATCACGACCGACCATCAGCGCGTCGATGATCTCGTTGACCCCTTCTTTGCGAATGGTGTAGAGATCGTAGGCATCAATGGTGCCGCCGTTCATTTCGGCGGCGTTGAGAATCTGAGCACGCAGTCGACCGAGGACTTGTTGCTGCGTCGTACTGACTCGCGCACCAGGTTGCATCCTCGCCTCGTCAATGGCGCCAACAATTCGATCTACGCTCAGTGGCGGAAACCCTTGCGGTAGAGGAACCTGCTTCTGCAAGAAGATGCGCTGAAGCATAGTGTTGACATAGTTCAGACTGTTGGCTTTTTGCTGATTTGCGGCGTCGAGTGACGTTTCGCGCATCGGCTTTGTCAGCGCATTGAGCACCTTGCGCGAGGCGTCGATGGAGTTGGCAATATCGGTCTGATTGCCACCCTGCGCCATGCGCGAAAGTTCGTTCAGCAGGTCATCGCTTTGGTTCTTCAGCGTGACGCTCATCTGATCGGTTTCTTTACCGAGTTCGAGTAGCGACTGCCATGCGTTGCGTTGGATACCAGCGGTTGCTTGCGCGGGCGTCTCACCTGGTGCAGCACCTCGCAATGCTGCGCGGATTGCGTCAATCTCTTTACCGGCAGCATCGCGGGCGATCTTCGTGGCCTGCTTACCTCTGAAGTCGAGAGCACGTCCGGGCAACGCGGCAAGACCTTCCAGACCCCTCGCAACAAGGGGTGCGGCCAGACGTCCAGCAGTCTCGTATGCTGCCCCAGTCAGAACATCCCGCGCACCACCGACCAGCGCCTCCTGAGCGGTCTTCGGCCCCTCCCGATACCCGAGAGACTGCTCAAGCAGATCAAGACCACCCTTGGCGATGCCGTACCCGAGGCCCGCGCCGGTCACAGCGCCGAGCGTACCGCCGGCCACAGTGCCGGGACCAGGGACAACGCTACCACCCACTGCGCCAGTGCCACCACCGATGACGCCACCCGCAACCGTACCAAGTGCTTCCACGGTGGGTCGAATTATCTGGATTGCTCGCTGGCCGAGGGGCGTCGTTGGGGGAACGCTGGGCGGCGCGACGAGACTGGCAGGGGCGCCGGGGATCTGACCGGGTGGGGTGGTGGGGGTCGGTGTTGCGAACTGAGCGAATGGGTTGACTTCTTCTTGAACAAACTGAGCGAACGGGTTGGTAGCCATTAGCGCCCCCTCGCCCTTGCCGCAGCCCCGGGGCCAAAAATCGCATCGAATTGTGCGTCAGTACCACGCCCTTGCCGCAGCGCGTCAATTGCTGCTTGAGGAGGCGTAGGAAATCTACCACCAGCAGCAGGCGGTTGCGGGGCACCCGGGGGTGCGGGCGGTTGTGCTTGCTGCTGACGATATTCGTAAGTGTCGTCGAACGCCGTTTGCATCGACGACTTCGTATTCGTAGCCTGTGCTTTGAGTCGCTTCAATGAGGCTACAAGATCGTCGTAAGACTGCACCCGATCAAGCGAAGCCTTTATGTTCTCAAAGCGATCACCTTCCTTGTTCGACACGTTACCGACGCCGGCCCCAGTGGTGGATGCTTGACGAAGTTCAGTCAACCCCTGAACGAATGCGAGGTTCTTCAGTTGGTTGATGTCGGCCACTGCGAGGCGAGCCTCGTCTGTCACAGCGGGAACCATCTCTCGACCAAGGATGAAACCAGTGGCCTGGCTCAAACCACTCTTGTTCTTGAGAAGTCGGTCAATGGTCTCCTCAATGGTCGACATCGTGGACGTAACAGATCGCACAGATTGTCTGGCTTGCGGGAACGTCGCTTCGCGGCGCTGGATCTCTTTGGGCGACAACCCTTCCAACCCTTCGGCTGGAGTCATACGTCGCTCAATAGCTTCCTGCTCCGAAACCATGACGATCTTGCCCGTATCGGGGTCGACCACCTTGACAGCCTTGCCGGGCTTGGCAGGTTTTTCAGCAGTGGGTGCGCCACCACCGCGGCCAACCGAAACAGGGGGTGTGGGTGGTGCGGGAGGGGTCAAGAATTCACGGGTTCCGGGCATGAACACCGAGCTTTCACGCCCAACCACGATGGGTTTCTCTTGCTCCGGGTACAGCGGCTTACCCGTGTTCTTGAGGTAGTTGCGCGCCGACTCCGCGACCTTGCTGAACTCAGGCCCCGCCATTGAAAGCGTGCCGTCGATCATCTTCGCCGCCTCAAGGGGATTGACCTCAGCGATCTGAAGTGCGACCTGGAGTGCTTGCTTCTGAGCGGGGTCTTTCTCCGCCTCAATCATCGTCTGCAGGCGTCGAATGCCGACTTGAGGGTTGGACCCCAGCGCAACAATCAGACTGCCCGAGTTACGAGCCTGGTTTGCGCGCTGCTCGGTGCTCAGACTCTCATAGGCACGAGCCATGTGCGCCCGGGTGGCCTCACTCTGCGTGAGTTCCATCAGTCGGAACCGCTGCGCTTGGGTCATGTCCTCCAGCGGAACTTCTTGGAGACGTACGAGTTCCGCAGCCTTGGCAGCATCTTGCTCGGCCTTCTGCCGCGCCGCAGCCATCTCAGCCTGCATCTGCTGCGCCTCCATGGCCCGCTGCTGCCGCGCAGCCTGCACCTGCTCCATCTGCAGGCCCAGCTTCATCCCCCTCGTCAGACTCTCGAAGGGATCGGCGACGGGGATGGTGTAGTTGATCGGCTGAACCATGTCACGCCTCCGGAATCATGGAGTAGTTCACCGTCATAAAGTCGCCAATGGACCCGACTGCTTCGGGGTAGACGTTGACGACTTCCTGCGCCATCAGCCCAATGTGTCGACCACCGCCCCACACGTACTCGAACGAGTACACCCCGAGGCCGTCTTTTCGAGTGCTGATGCGTCGGACATCGCGCTTGAGTCGGCGGTCACTGTACGTGGGCATACCGAAGTCTTGCTGTGCAAGCATTAGGGTCTGCTCGGATCCCGGAATGGTGCCGTAAGTATTGGCCGCTTGCGTGATCGGAGTTCCACCGAACAGGCCCGGGATGCCGAACTGCCCCGTGCGGGCGTAATTCAAGCCCGCCATCTGCATCGGCAACTGCGCCATCTGCGCGAATGGTGCAGTGGCCCCGAGAATGCCGCCAGCCTGTGCAGCACCCTGCTGCTGGAGCAAATTGCTGATGTTGCCACCCATCGCCTGACCAGCGGTGCCCACACCAGCGGCAGACTGCTGGCCCAGCGACGTCATGCCCCCAAGGCGGGCGTACTGCTGTTCGATGGCTTGCTGAAGCAGCGCGGGACGGAACTGGGCAAGCCCCGCCTGCAAGTTGCCACCGCGAAGGCCACCCGTCGCACCGGCACGCTGCAGCATGGCTCGCTCGCCCTGCTCAATCTGGCTCTGGAAGAACGGGCTGCGCTCGATCTGGCGGATTGCCTGCTGCTGTGCGCCTGCGCCACCGAGGCCCAACAGCGCCCGCTGCGCTTCGAGCGCAGGCGTGCCGACCTCGACATACGGGGCGAGCAGCCTGCGAATCTCGTCGAACTGGCGGCGCTGTTCTTCAATGCCGGCTTGGGCAGATTGCGATTGTGCGTCTGCGGCCTTGCTCGCGGACCGCGACTGCATCGCACCACCGATGAGTGACGATCCCGCGATTGCAACGATTGGGTTAGGCATTGCCGAACTCCTTCATGTAGTCGTCCAGCGACTCACCGTACAACCCGAGCACCTTGCTCGACACAGACGTTGCAGCAGCAGGACCGTGGACGAGTTGCACCGTCAGCAGCACGACGTCGTAGTACCCGGCTCGCCAGACAAACGACCTTGCATCAGCAGCACCGGCACGCTCTTGTCGATCACTTGCCTGCCATTTGAGGATCAGAACCGACAAGGCCGAGAGCAGTGCCGCCGCGTGCTGCGCGAAGAACGGGTTCTGCGGCATGGCGACCAGGGTGTTCCAGATCGTCGCATCCAGATCGTCGCGCTTGACGGCATCGTTGTCAGCGTAGTCGTCAAACGTCTGGATCGCTTGCCATAGCATGAGCAGCCACTCCTGCGCAGCAGGCGGCAACATCAGCGACGCGAAGTGAGACCGTAGCGAGTCGACCATGACGTCCTCAGAGGCAGCCGGAAGCCACGAACTCGGCGGCGTCATTGTATGCCTCAAGTGATCTCTCGACCAGACACCCGCAGCGTCAACGCCGATGCGGCGCTGGCGATGGTGCTGATGATGCCACCGGGTTCGAGCACCTGGCCGACCAGTTCGGGACAGTTGTAGGTCTCCCCGGGCACCACGGCGCGGTTGTCGATCATCAGGTTCGCGTTCCCCGGCGACCCGCCACTCGTGACGAGGTTGACGCTGAACGTGCGGTTCACGGTGTCCGTGTTCACCACGGTGGCCTTGTCGATGATGGTCTTGGTGCTCGCGGGAGCGGTGTACTGAGTCGTCTGCGTGTTCGCCATCTGGAGAGGCGCGACGAGGACTTTGACGGTGACGGTCATTGAACCCCCTGAATGTTGTTTGAGACGGTGAGGATGATGGACGGAATCGCCGGGTAAAACGCGCTGGCGGGAAAGTAATCCATTCGCACCGTCGTGTCGTTCACGGCAAACATGATTTCCACGTAGTCGCCGGCTTTGAGGTCGAAGAAGTACCCGACCGTCACCAGTTGCTCAGCATTGTTTCCCTGAATCTGGATTTGACTGTTACTGTCAGGCACGTCAACGCCGTTGATGCGAGGCCACACCCAGAAGATACCCGATCCACCGCTTGTCTTGTCGAGTTGAATGCTGAACAGGAAATTGTAGATGCTGTGTTCGTCGACGTAGATGCGCGAGGTGGGTGATCCGATGTACACACCGTTGCTGACATCGGTCGTATTGAACGTGACAGCTTCCGGCGTGTTGATTGCTGTTGCCGTCTGCGGGGTCGTGTCGTAGAACTGCCCGTAGCGAGCCCGCTTGAACTCGCGGGGCGGGGGTGCCGACTGCAGCGCCTCGACCTGTTTGCGCAGATCGTCAATCTGCGTGACGAGTTGCACGATGCGCGGGTCGTCGAGCGCATCGAGCGCATCAACCGGCTGCTCGACTCGCGGGATGCTGAGTTCGATCTCCCGGCGCAGCTTCTCCACCGCATCCAGTGCCTCACCGGCCTTGTTCTCGGCGGTGGCGAGAGTGAGGATGATGTCGGCGAGGGTGGTTGGCTCCAGTTGCTCGACGTCCGTGAACAGACGCTCGAACTGGCGGATCGCCTCGTGGTCCTTGAGGAAGGACGCAAGTTGATCTCGACCGATCCTGAGCCGTCCGGTAGCCATCAGTACACCAGAGGTTCGACGCGAATCTCAAGGTTCATGGCCGACAAGTGAGAGTCGGAATCACCTTGGAACCGCTGGACGCGCCAGTTGCGCATGAAGCCCTGCTGACGCCAAACCAGGCGCTTCTCACGGTTGCCTGTACTGCCGATGCGGATGTACTTCGGCTGCGACCACGAGAGACCGTTGAGACTGTACGACGTGCTGATCTGCGGATCGACACCAATGGCCACTCGTCCGGGGAGTGCCGTCAGTTCGAGTTCGTGGAAGATCGCACCGTTCGTCTTGTTGTAGACGATGGGCGTGCCGAACTCCCAGCGCACCTTCTGACCCCAGTGCGTGCTGATGTCGCGGTCGACGTAGCCGACGGCGTTTGACTGCGGATCGCCCGCGAACCACTTGTCGAAGCACCAGACGAAGTTCTTCGCCCGGTACTGAGAGAACCCCATGACGCTGCTGGTGAGGGTGTACCAGACAGACTGCTGAAGTGCTTGGGATGAGGCTGCATCGTAGACCACCGTGCGGTCGGGCAGATGGACGTACAGCAGTTGATGGTTACGGTCGTTGCGTGCTTCGAGCTTGACCTGGGCGAGTTGCGCCTCGGTGTAGTTCAGCAGCAGGTTGTCGATCTCCTGCGTGCTGATCTTTGTGGCGGTGGCGTTGGCCCCGAGGTAGATGCTTGGCGCCTCGTTGCGCCCACCGCCGAGGAAGGCAACTGATTCGAGGAAGACGCAGGACGCATGGGTGCCGATGCACCCTTTTTGAATCTGCGCACCTTCGATGGGGGCGAACGGGAAGAAGCCGCCGCCCACGTTGTCGAACACCTCGATGGTGTTGCGGTTGATCGCGTAGACCTCATTGCGCAGGCGCAACACCGCGTTGATTGGGTCCGGGTCACGCTCCGATGCGTCGTAGGAGAACGGCAGCGTGGCGAGCGGGTTAAGGATGTCGGTGACGAACAGGAACTGCCCATCCGTCGCCATCCAGTAGCCCTCGATCCAGCAGGCGTCAATGACCCGACCAAGTGCGGTGTTGCGGGTCAGGGTGCCGGTTGTCGCGTTCCAGTACCACAGCGCGTTGTTCGACACGATGCCGAGCAGGTCGAAGCTGTAGTCCATCACGACGAGTTGGTCGTCTGCACCACCAACATCCCCGAGCACCGTGACGACGTTGTTCGAGGAGATGCTGACGAGCTTGCTGCCCATTACCCGGTAGTGGACGCCGTTCCAGTTGATCCCGCCGCGATCAGGACCAGGGCCGGTGACAGACTGGACAAGGCCATCCCCGGGCCGCAGGAACAGGTTCCCGGCACCGCTGTTGATCGGCGTCGGCACCATGTTGACCGGGTACGACACCCGGAGGTCGGGGCCGTTGTCGGTGTAGATGCCGGAGACGATGGGGATGGTTGCCACGTCAGCAGTTCCAGGCTTTCAGCGACTTGTTGATGCGCGAGTTGGGGTCTTTGGCAGTCTTGGCGCTGGTGTTCTTCGCCTTCATGCCCTCCATTCTCGCGCAGAAGCTCTTGCGTCGTGCCGCGTCCTTCTCCGTCTTCGGATTGGGTGCCGGAGGCTTGAGGTTCATGCCTTCCGCCTTGGCCGATGCGCGACCCTTGGCGTTGAGGCCACCCTTGGGGTTCTGGCCCTCTTTGCGCTGCCAAGCGGGGGTTTTGGGCATGGTCAACCGATGCGATACCACGAGTTCGTCGCGGCGACGTAGCGTAGACGAGCGAACCCGTTTGCCGCCAGAGTGGCAGGTGCGCCAAACACATTGGCGGCACCATTCGGTCCGATGGTCAGGGTCGTGATGATCTGCGTGCTGGTGATCAGCACCTCGGTGCCATCGGGCGTTGTGGTGTTCAGCGGCAGCGTGATCGTACCCGATGCCAACGTGCTCACGGGCTGCAGGATCATCCACTGCGACGCGATAGGCTGCGGGACGTCGAGGCTGAACCCCGCAAGGGGCGCGTACAGGTTCGGCACCAGTATCGGCGACGTGAAGTTGTCGGTGAAAAACTCCAGCAGCGTATTCAGTGGTAGTCGACGAGTGTCGCCGTTTTGCGGCGTGTAGACGGGCAATTGATCACCCGACGACGCTTCCGTCAGCAGCGGTAGTTGATTGATTGTCGGCATGATCGTTGCTGTTAGTTCTGTTCGACCTTCGGCGCCTGTACCTGCGGCACCGCTTGCGCCTGAAGCTCCTGAATGAGCTGGAACACCTCGACGTAAGGACGGGTGCCCAGGTAGTTCAGGATGCCGTTGACGAGGCTGATCTTCAGGCTGACGTCTTGGTCGTTCATGCGTGGCTTTCGGTGCTGTTGGCCCACGGCAGCGCCGGCTGCACGATGGGCGGGTTGATCAGATCAGCGAGCTGGCGCTGCAGCGCGGCCTCAGTGGCCGTGCGGTCGACGCCGCTGCCGTAGACCCAGCCGAGCACTTGGTCCTCGGTCAACTCGGCGTAGGGCACGAAGCCCTCGGCGCTCTCAGGCTGCTGCCAAGTGCAAGCCCCGTACGCGGTGGCGCTGTGCGGGCCGTCGCTCGCCGTCGCTCGCCAACCGCACTCGACGACCAGATTTTCGACGCCTTCGACCTGCGGGACGCAGCGCACCCATTCGATTTGCCAGAGGATGTTCATGATGTTGCCTTTCAGTGGAGATCGACCCAAGCGGTGCCGTTGTAGACACGCAGTTTGTTGGTGCCGCTGTTGTAGTAGACGTCACCGGATTCCGCTCCTGCCGGGTCTGCGGCGAGGGGGACGAAGCGTGTTTGACCTGTGTCCTTAATCCGCATGCGCTCCGTTAGAGCGCTATCAGTCGATGCGCCCCGCGTAGCAAACGCCAAATCGCCTGTGGTGTTGTTGGCCCCGTTGGACAGAAGGCCCTTGATAGCGGCGAAGTTGCCGCCTTGCGCACCTAAAATGACCCCACCACCTGCACCAGCAGCGGCGGAATTGTGTCGCAACGTGATGAACGAGCCTACATTGGTGCCGGTTGTGATTGCTGCGGTTGTTTGCCCACTGGCATTGAAAAGTTCAATGCCTGACGTTGGCGCAGTCGTCCCAATACCGACGTTGCCAGACGGCAAAATCCGCATCTTTTCATTGTTAACGGAAAAAATCAGATATCCGTTGCCGGTGCTGTTGTCTCGGCCCTGAATCCCCGCTGAGTCAGAAGTGCCCCATTGGATGGTCCCGGCGTTCGGTAAAAATGCGGTGCCAGACCACTTAACATTGCCGGCGACATCCAGCTTAGCGCCCGGCGAACTAGTCCCAATACCAACGTCACCGCTGCTCGTGATCCGCATGCGCTCTTGGCCGTTGGTCTTAAACGTAAGCGTGTTTTCCCAGCCGTTACCGCCAATTGCCCAGTGTTCTGTGGCTCCGACTATCGACTGAATTTGGTTAAATGCTGCCAGCGCACCTGTCGGAGCGTATAGGCCTATCAATGCCGCGCCGCTTGTCGTCGATTCCACGGCCAAGCGATTATTGCCTGCGGCCGCAACGTGCAACGGGAAATTCGGATTCGTCGTCCCAATTCCCACATTCCCAGCACTGCTGATGCGCATGCGCTCCGACGCACCCGTCGCCACCGCCCAGTTATTCGCGGCGGGGAAAAACACCCCCGTATCTGTGTCGCCAATTGTGGTCAGCGCGGGGGCGGCGGCGGTGCCGGCGGAGAACGCAACGTTGCCCGACGAATCAAGCCGCAACCGCTCCGACGCACCCGTGCGCCAAATCCAGGCGTTGTTGGGGCCGTCGTAGTAGCTGCGGGGGTTGCCAGCACCGTCCGACAGGACGATGTTGTTGTCGGTGATGCGGATATCAAGGATACCAAACTGGTAGCCAGTAAAGGAACCAAGAATGACGTTGTATGAACTGTCTACATCCCTTCCCGAGTTATACCCAAGAAGCGTGTTGTATAAGCCACCACCGTTTCTACCCGCACGACTTCCAACAGCGGTAGAAAAAGAGTCATTGGTACCTTGGGAGTACAGCGCTTGGTATCCAACGGCGGTATTATGCTCAAACGGCGAAGCGTTATTTGCTAAAGCGGATTCGCCTATTGCCGTGTTGTAAGACCCTATTCCGTACTTTAGCGACCCATTACCAATCGCCACGTTGTACGACCCTGTGGTATTGTAATTTAGCGCATAACTCCCAATCGCTACGTTTACACCACCTGTTGTGGCAGAACGCTGTGTGTAGTCGCCAATGGCTATATTAGAACCACTACTACTTGTGGCGTTAAGTAGGGCTTGGAAGCCGAATGCGATACTGCCGACAGAAGGCGCATTACCTTGTCCAACGGTGACGCCACCGAGAGACAAGTTCGACTTTGTGCCGTCCCAAGTAAGCCCCGAAACCGCGCTGATCTGCTTGCTACCGTCGAGCGTTAGGATGGCGTTGACAGTACCAGCCGACAGGATGGGGTTGACGGAGAATGTCTTCGTACCACCGATTGTCTGGTCACCGACAGTGTAAACACCATTGGTTACACTGCCCGCGGTAGTTGCGGTAGTTGCGGTAGTTGCGGTAGTTGCGGTAGTTGCAGTCGCAGCGTTGCCAGTGATGTCCCCGACAATCGCGGACGAGAAGGTCTTGGTGCCACCGATTGTCTGGTTGCCGGTGGTGTACACACCATTGGTGACGCTGCCAGCATTCCCGCTGATGTCCCCGACGATTGTGCTGGAGAACGTCTTCGTCCCACCAATAGTCTGGTTGCCGGTGGTATAGACGCCGTTCGTGACGGTCCCGGCGTTTCCAGTGATGTCCCCGACAATCGCGGACGAGAAGGTCTTCGTTCCGCCGATTGTCTGGTTACCGGTGGTATAGACACCGTTCGTGACGGTCCCGGCGTTACCGGTGATGTCCCCGACGATTGCGGACGAAAAGGTCTTGGTTCCACCAACTGTCTGATTGCCGGTCAACAGAACAGCCGTGTTTGGTAAATCAAGACCGTTGACAACCAGATCAACAACCGCTGAAACCGGAGTGCGCCGCGCATCGCCGTTGTTAGGCGAGTAGATAGGGATTTGATCGCCTAGACTGACAGGCGAACGCAGCGGCAGTTGATTGATAGTCGGCATCAGTTGTACTCCAACGGTCCCTCGGGTCCAGTCAACACCGGATCGACCGGCGGACGGGCAAAGGGATCGTCGTAGACGCGCCACGGCTTGTTGCCAGCACCAGATGGCAGCGTTCCGGGGAACTGCTGCTCGTAGGGCATCGTGGCACGCGACAGAAGGGTGTTGTAACCAGTCTTCGCCGCGACAAGGGTCAGCGGCGACACCTGCTTGCCGTAGCTCGGAGCCAATCGCATCGCCAGGTTAGCGATGATTGCTTCGTTGGCGCTGTCAGGCACTTCGGACTCGCCATCGAGATCGCTGCTTTCCGGTGAACCCGGAAGCGGGTAGGCCAGGCGGATACCCTTGCCGTTCCAGTCGGCCATCATCGAATCAAGGCGACGAAGCGCCGATTCCAGGTCTTCGGGTTGAAGGTCGAAAACATAGGACGCCAGCCCGATCTCGGTAAACGCGGCGGTCAGGAATTGGCGCTTGCTGTAGCCCACGATCAGGCCCCTTTCATCGCCTCTGCGATGCGGTCGAGCAGGCGCTTGTCGGAAGTGCGCCCGTCGAACTTGATACCCAGAAGTGTAGCCTGTTCTTCGATCTCTGCGCGAGTCGGCGGGGCGTCATCAGCAGTTGCCTGCGCGACAGGTTCGACCACAGGAACCACTTCAGCAGGCTTCGCAGGCTTCGGCAGACGTTCCCAAGGCTTGTCCTTGAGCACCCGGGCGAGTTGGCGCTTGTTCACCCCATGGGTGAACGCTTCTTTCCCAGCCGCCACGATGGCGTCGTCAGCGGTGGCATGCCAGCCGTCCGCCAGCGCGGCCTCGTGCTCTGCTGCATCGGCCACGCTGCGGTACTGGTACCAGCCGCCCAGCAGACCGCCAAACGAGCCGGGGGACTTGTAGACGAAGGTGGGGTAGTTCATCGCTTCCTCGGCGCTTTGCTCGGCATCCCGGCCTTGGTGGCAGCGGTGCGGGCGGTGTTCAGCGCGATGGCGACAGCCTGCTTCTGCGGCTTGCCACGCTTCACCTCTTTCGAGATGTTCTCGCTGATCGACTTTTGGGAGTAGCCCTTCTTCAACGGCATAGTGCGCTCCTCATGTGAAAACGCGGGTGGTAGCTTGCAACCACCACCCGCGCGCTCAGTACCGACCTGCGTCAGCCGATGCGGTAGATCGTGTAAGTCGCCGCAGCGGTCTTGCGCACGCGGAACCGGCCCGACGAGCTCAGCGCGACGACCATGTTGCCGACCAGCGTGCAGCCGGCGACACCACCACCGACCGAGATCGTGAAGGCGTTGCTCGCACCCGTGTTGATGACCGAGAAGTCGAAGCTCTCGTTCACGGCCAGGGTGGCAGCAGCGTCGAGCACGGTGCCGGTCGGCGGAGTGGCGGTCACGGCGGCGGCGGTCGTGGACGTCACCAGGCCGTTCAGCATCGCCGCAGCGGTCAGGTTGCCGGTGGCGTTCAGCGCGACGGGATCGCCCTGGGGTTGCCAGTTGCCGTTGTCACCGACGACAGGATCGGTGCCAACGTCGTACAGCACCGGGAACGCGCCTGCGCGAATCTCGATGGTAGCGCCGTTGGTGAAGGCGGACGAGGTGTAAGTGCCGTTGGTCAGGGCACTCAGCAGGTCCAACTGCGACGGGTAGTTGGGGTAGCCAACTTGCTGCAGAATCTCGGCCTCGCCTTGGGTCTGGACGACGATCTTCTGGTTAGCGGTCAGCGTGACGACAGCGGTGCCTTGCGCCGCGATGGTCTGGTAGGACATGTGTGAACTCCTTGAGATGCGGTTGCGATGCGGGCCGGGGTCACCGGCCCGCTACGTCATCAGGGTTGAGCCGTGGACTGACCGAACAGCAGGATGCCCGACATCTCGGGCTGCTTGTTCACCACGCCGAACAGGCAGTCGAGGCGGTACTTGGTCTTCATCGTGTTGATGTCGTACTGCTTCTGCATCACCAGTTCGATGCCTTGGTCGGTCGAAGCGCGCATGATCGCCGCACCAGCATTCGTCGGGGGAGCGTAGCTGCCCGGCAGAATTTCCAGCGCGTCCTTCTGCCAGAAGCAGTTGATCGGCGCGGCAGCGGTGTTCAGGCGCGTGACGGTGGCCGAGGCATTGGCGGTGATCGAGCAGTTCTGGTACTGCTTCTCGGCGTCCGTACCACCCTGGGCCGAGATCATCGGCGGGGTGATCACCACGGTGTTGCCGCCACCGACGCTGACGACGCGGAAGGTCTTCAGCACGCCGGTCGAAGCCTTCGTGATGTGATGGACCGACTCCACACCGTCGATGCGGATGACGTCGCCTGCGCGCAGGTCGGCGTTGCTCGTGACCGTGATGGTCTGGAAGCGGTTGTCCTTGTTGGACGTTTCGCCAGTCACCGCAACGGTCGTCGCCTCGGGCACGTAGTAGTTGCTGGCCGTCGCACGGGTGTCGATGGTCGTGTTCGAGCCGGTCACTGCACGGATGCGGTTGGCGTAGTCGAACTTGTACGTCTCGAACCCGGCGACCGTGCCAACGAAGCCGCGGCGGTACGCATCCTCGGACATGCGGTTGCCGAACGAACGGGTGGCGATGGCAAGGTTGCCGGCCATGCCGTTGTAGTCGCGGCTCGACAGGGCGAGGTAACGGTCGAAGTTCTGAACGCCGATCTCGTTGAACGCCGTGTCGCACAGCGCCACGTCGTCGTAGTCACCGGCAGCACCCGTGACGCAGACGGCGACCGAGCCGAAGTTGGCAGCAGCGCCCATGATGGCGAGGTTGATGTCGCTGGCGAGCTTCTGCTTGGCAGCGTCGCCCAGGCGACCCTCGTCCATCGCGTCACGCAGTTCCAGCGCGTCCATGATCCACGGCACCGACCGCTGGAAGCCGAGCGTGGCCGGCACCGACAGTTGGGTCATGTTCTGGAAGTTCAGCGTCTGGTCCATGCCGCTGAACGACTGGGCGATGAAGGGCTGCGGACGCCAGATGATGTTGTTCGTGCGCTCCATCATCTCGCCGCTGGTGCGGTAGATGGACACGTTGCGCGACAGCACCAGGGCGTCGTTGAAGCCTTCGAGCATGTTCTCGAAGGCGACTCGTTCTTCCTTGACGAAAGAGTTGGACATGAAAAGCTCCTATCGGGGTGAACGCTTCAGTTGCTGCTTGTACGCGAAGACCTTGGAATAGTTTCCGGTCTTCTCGGCCTCGGCGCGCAACCGTTCCAGTTGAGAGTCTACCGTACCCGACTTCGGGCCATCACCATTGACGACTCGTTCGGGTGCGGGGGTGGGTTTGCGTGGCGTCACTTTCAGTTCCTTTTCCAGTTTCGCAACCGCAAACGCGAATTTCACCGGGTCACTCAGAGACGCCAGTTCCTTCGCCTTCTTCGGGTTCTTGCCGAGTGCGTAAATCAGCAACGCGGGGTTTTCGGCACCTTGCAGAATCACGCCTTGCTGGACCGTGCTGAAGACTTGCTGCGCAACTTCTTCGGCATCGTCGTAGTCCTTGACCTTTAGGTCGGCTTTCGCCTTCCCGTAGGCATCCAGCTTGGACTGCCACGCCTTCGCCTGTTCCTCTTCGGCGGCTCGGGCCTTGGCTTCTGCTTCAGACACTTGGCGCTTGTGGTCGTACCACTGCTCCAGTGCCTTCTCGTACCGCTCGGAGTCGTAGTCGAAGTCTTCGAGCTTCGGCTTGGCGCTCAGGGGTGCCGGCTTGTTCTCGGCGCCCTGCATGGCCTGCAGCTTGGTCTCGTACTCTCGAATCTTCCTCTGAGCCTCGCGGTGAGACTTGCGCAACTCGCGCACCCATTCCGGCGCAGGAGTGCTCTCTTCAGGAGGCGGCGCTTCCTCCCCGATGGAGACAACAACCTCGTCAGACTCTTGCTGCTCGGATTCGCTCGTCGGCTGATCTTCGACGGAGGGGTTCTCGTCGTTGATTGCCTCAAACTCGTCCAGAACCGCTACGTCTTCGTGGTCGGTGTCGTCCTTGTCTGCCTTGTCAGTCATGTGTTCCTCATCTCATCCGTTATGGGCCGGACGGAAGCCACGTCAAATCATTGTTGCACAGATTGTCGGTTCTGCACAACATCAATCACTTGTTGATCGGCGTCGAGTTGCAGGCGTTCGATGGTCTCCATCGTTTTCACCCGAGTCAATTCGGTTTCGGCGACCGTTTTGGCAGCATCGGCGCGGGCCTTCTCGGCCTCGGCCATCGCCTTCTCGGCAGCAGCCTGGACGAATACAGCGTTCGGATCAGGCTGCGCGTTGGCCGCTGCCGCCTCGGCCGCCTTGATGTCCTCATCGGTCGGCTTGACGACACCCATGTCCACGAGCTTCTTGCGGAAGAACTCCCGCGCGTCGGCCAGACCCTCGCCTTCCATGTTCATGATGATCATGGCCTGGAGCACGGCCTGCGTCTGCGGGTCTTGCGTCACCGCAGCGAGGTTCGTGAGCGACTGGACGATGGCTTCGCGCTGCGAACGGAACGACGGGCCAACATCCACGCTGACGTCGAAGTCTGCAGTGCTCAGGTCGCCTTCGTAACGCAACTCACCCTGCTCGTCGATCATCGGCTTCATGAGTTCGATGCTCTCGACGGTGTTCTGCAGGCCCAGGCCCTTCATCTTGCGCTTGGGCTCGATGTAGAGCTCCTTCGCCATCGACAGCCAGATTTCACCGCACCGCCGAATGGCCTTCGCCATATTCGACAGGTAGATGTAACTCTGCATGTCGAGCCGCTGCTGGACGGTCTCCAGCGCCTTGCCCGAGATGTTGCTGACGATCTTGTCGCCCTGCTCCTGGTTGCCCAGCAGGTCGCGGATGTCCTGCTCAGTGATCTGTAGCAGGCCCGCCAGCGCCGGGGGCACCGATGCCGACTTCGTGTAAGCCACCGGCCCACCGACCTGCGTGTTCCCGTCCGGCCCCGTGACGGGGTTGATCAGCAGATACGGGTAGTTCTTGATGTTGTCCTCAGACCACATCACCTGGTGCCCCGCCACCTGCTCCGGGGTCATGATCGGCTTCTCGATGCTCGACAGCGCGCTGATCTCTGCGAGCTTGGAGAGCTGCATGTTCTTCAGCCGCTGGGCGTCCTTCGCCGTGCGGACGTGACCGGAACACCGCTCCACGTTGTCGATGAACCACCGCTTGCCGTAGAACGGCACGATGGGGATGTACTTCCCGGCCAGGAAACCCACGTCCTCCAGCACCCGGCCACCGGACATGATGTACTTGTGGACCCGCTTGCGCGCGATCTTGCGCTGCCTCACCTCGATGGTGCCAACGGCCTCCAGCGTCGCACGGGTCTCGTCGTCCAGTTCGCTTTCGAGGTATTTCTCCTCGGTGCCATCGATGGCCTCGAAGATGTGCAGCGTCTCGCGCACGTTCTCGACCCGGTAGAACTCGGCGATGTACACCACGTCGGGCGTCTGCCAGTCGAACTCGCTCTGATGGACGATTTTCGGCCACGTCGCCGGGTCGTCGTTCCACTCCCGCATGTAGGAAGAACGGGTCATGGACGTCAGCACGAAGCAGTGCCTGGCGTCCGACTTGTCCTGCCGCTTGGCGTTGAGGTCGAAGAACACCGACGAGTCAGCGTCGAAGATCGGCTCGATCCTGATACGCTGGTACTCGTTGTCCGGGTCTTCCTCGTCCTCGTACTCGGCCCGCAGACGCCACGCCCCGAACCCACCGGCCACACCCTCCTCGAAAGCGTTGTCATACGCCTCCTCGGCGCACGAGTCCTGCTCGTCGGCGCGGTAGAGCTTGTCGCAGATGTCCGCGAGGTTCCGGTTCTTCGACCCGTCCTTCGAGATGAAGTTGACGGTGATGCGGTTGTTCCGGTACTCGCTGAAGATCCGCTGCACGGCCAGCGCGATCTTGTTGACCTCCAGTCGAGGCTTGTTCTCGTACTGCTGGAACAGTGGGCCTTCCCACTGCGCACCCGCAATGGAGTAGAACCGGCGGTCCTGTAGACACTGCAGACGCTCGTCGCGCAGCGCAGTCTGGATCTTGTCGAACTCCGCCAGGGCCTCCTGGTGGACGTCGTTCATGCGCTGTTCGTTCGAGGGGCGTGCCATGTCATGCTCTCTGTGTCGCGTTCCAGTAGTTTACCGTTGGAACTACGATGCGCGAGTGCGATGCACCGCGCTGGTTGAGCACCGGGTCGTCGGTGCCGATGGGGAACGCGAAGGTGACGGCGATGGCATCGGCAGCGTCGGGAGAGGCGAGTCCTCGGGCTTTCATCTCCTTCTTCGACTCCAGGAAGATGGCCCCGGCGCTGTTCGGCTTGACCCGTGGCCCCGTGAGGTCGTCGCGCAGGTGCTTGTCGTTGGGGATCGACGCTGTGGACAGCCACTCCTTGAGCGCACCCCAGATTTCAGCACGCTTGTTGCCGTACATCGCCGGCCTGCTCGACTTCCATCCGAAGTTGACCCCGCGCACCTTGTACCGCTGCTCCTTGAGCCTGTCAAGCACCCCGGCGCCCAGGCCACCCTCGTCCACCACCGTCAACGTCGGGCGGAACTCCTCGATGGCGCGAATGACGTGCCCGACGACGGTCATGGTGTCCTCGCCCTTGTATCGCCGCAGCGTCAGGATCGTCCGCCCCTGCCGCACCGCGATCACCGTGCTGTCCACCCCGCTGCGCGCCGGGTCCACGCCGATGACGACGGGCGCACTGGGGTCGGGCACTGCCTCGCGCTTCATCGCCTCCTCGACCCGCTGCAGGTCGATGAACTGGTCGTCCCCGGTGCTCGGGAACTGACCATACACCTCGATGCGCGCCTCCCGGCTGTCCTCACCGTGCTCCGCGATGATCTGGTCGTACACCGCCTTGTCGGTGCCCTCGACCGTGCGAGAGTCGATCTGCCGCGTCTGCCAGAAGTCCCGCCTCGACGTGAAGCACTCGTAGAAGTACCCGCTGGGTCGGCGAGGGTTGCTGAACGCGAGCCAGTACCTGTCAACGATGGGCTCGGTGAAGAAGCCCGCAGCCACGGACCAGATGGTGTCCGGGATGCCGCTGGCCTCGTCGAAAATCACCATCATGCCGTCGTGATTGTGGACACCCGCATACGCATCGGGGTTCTCCTCGCTCCACAGTTTCCCCTCGGCACCCCAGTACCGCGTGCCCTTGCTCAGATCCCGCTCGACAAGGGTAGTGAGCCACGCCGCAGGCACCAACTTGGTCGCCGACGGCTCCCACCAGTGCGCGTTAATTGCCATCGTGGCCCACTTTGTCAGTTCGCCCCAGGTGACCGACCTCAACTGCGGTTCGCTGTTGGCACTGACGATCACGCTCGACCCGATCCGCGTCGATAGCATCCACAAGATGAGCCACGACACGAGTGCGCTCTTCCCGATCCCCCGGCCCGATGCGACGGCGCTACGCATCGCCTGGAGCACGGCCCCGGGGCTGCGGTTCGTGCGGATGTGACGAGTGATCGAGCGCAGCACCTCCCGCTGCCAGGTACGCGGTCCGCTGAAGTGTTCGAGGGGAGTGTTCTTCTGCCCCCAGGGGAACGTGAACATCACGAACGTCTCGGGGTCGTCGGCGACGTGGGGCGACCACATCTGCGACATGAGCAGCTGCTCCTCCTCGGCGCTGTAGCGTTGGCGCTGCGCTGGCATCAGTCGTTGTCCTCAGTCTGCTGTTCTTGCCGGTGCTCGATCAGCCCCATGGTGTCCACGTCAACGACTTCTTCGATAGGCTGGATCATCTGCACCCGTGCCCGAGCCTGTTCAAGGGCTGCGGTGATGCTGATGGACTGGTTGATCTCGACCTGCTTCGTGTCGCCGTAGGTCTTCCGGTTGTCGGCGCCCATGAGCCACTTCAGGGTGTCCACGCGCAGACGAGAGCGCGCCACGTCCTCGGTGCTGTCATCGGCATCGGCGATCTCGACGAGGCGACCAGCCCACCACTCGGTGCGCAGTTCCTTGGCCTCCTTGTACCGTTCATGACGAGCGGGGTCGCGTTTGATCCAGCGGAAGAAGGCTTCGTAGTCAATCTGGCGAACGTCGTGCTCGATGACGTTCTTGAGGGTACGTCCGCGCACCATCTCGCCAAGGACTCGCTCGAACATGGCGAGGAACACCGCCTCCTGACCCTCTCGGGTCATCCTGGCCGCTTTGGCCTGCGATATGTGCGGTGTGACGCTGTGACTAGGCGACGAGGTGGCATCGAGCCACGTGGGAATCGCCTGAGCGACTGGCGGATTCTGCTCCATGCGACGAGTGTAGCACGAGGGGGTGGGGAAGGAAAAAGGGAATGGATTGGTTCAAGGATTCCGGCGAGGTTGATGGGATAGATTGGTTCAATGACTTACGGGTTCGGGGGTGCTGAAAATTTTTGTGGGGTGTACGTTTTTGAACACGGGGCCGGCTCAGTCGAGGGGTACCCCCCTGCTCCCCCCTGCCCCCTGCCCCCTGCTCCCGTGCTGCAGCAGGACCAGGGAGCGTGGCCCCCAGGGAGCGTGGCCCCCAGGGAGCGTGGCCCCCAGGGAGCGTGGCCCCCAGGGAGCGTGGCCCCCAGGGAGCGTGGTCCCCAGGGGCCGTGGCCCCCAGGGTCTCATGCGTACTCATCCTCAAGCGAGGTGACGAGGCCATCGAAGTCTTCGTTCGGCCCCAGCATCGACGCCAGGGTGAAGACAATGATCGGGTCAATCCCGTACTCGGCGGCCAAGCTTTCCAGGTAGTCCCTGCGGCTCTGGTACCCCATCTCTCGGTAGACCGACATGCTCTCTCTCCTTGGCGCGTTGATAACAATGCTATCCTACACCCCATTGACCCATTGCACATTAGGGTAAACCCTAGCGTCCATTGACGCAGGGCGCAGTGTGACGCTGTGACAGAATCCGGGGGTGCGGTGGATCTAGGGATGGTTCGATGGTGGAGACTGTGACCATGTAGTTTTCTGACTATGGGGTCATTTTTTAAATATCAATTGTGACAGTCGAATTTGCACCCCCCCCCCACCAGTCACAGCGTCACACTCGGCAATGGACCTAATGGTTTCCCCTGATGCACCATTACACCATCGGACCTATCATCACTTCGTCGTCAACCACTGCAGGAGCACGCACCATGCTGTACTTAGTCTGCCGTCGCATCGCCCGCGCCACGGTCCCGTGGTGGATCCCTCACCACGAGAGAAAGGACTACAGGGCCTATCAACGCGAGCGGCTTGCCGACCAAATCTTCACGGCAACCTGGCGCGCCGATCAGGGGGCGCGCCACACTACTGCCAGCGCTGACATCCACGTCGTCGGCAGCATGGCTCGACTGACACGTGGCGATATCGGTCCCGCACAAGCTCTGCGCATGCTGTTCCCGGAAGACTTCGCCTGATCACCCCATCGTCAACGCAACCGGAGCACGCACCATGACCACCCTCAACGAAATGATCGCCCTGACCACCGACCCTGCAGCAGCCAAC